ATTGTTCATCATTCGGAACCGCTCGACGTGAACGTGAACGTAAGGTTATCGGATGACGAATGACGCGGCAAGCCAAGCGCAAGGCGCTAAGCGCCAAAGCCCCCCGGCAGTGGGACCATCGGGGGGTGGTTCTATAGATACCCACCCTATTTCTATAACCACGGAAAAACTTGTGACCCCCACCCCACCCCCTGCGCAGAACGCAATCGATCCAAAAAATATAAAAACAATGGAAGAAGCCTACGCATTCTTCATTGAGGTTTATAGGAATCGGCCCGTGGAGTTCGTTGAGGATGTCCTCAAAGCCAAACCATTACCTTGGCAAAAAGACTTTCTAAACGCAGTTGGGCGTGGCGAAAGACGAATCAGCGTCCGTGCGGGCCACGGTGTAGGCAAGTCAACCGTGTGCTCATGGGCCTTAATTTGGTTTATGCTCACACGTTATCCACAGAAAAGTGTATTGACCGCGCCTACGGCGGGGCAGCTCTTCGACGCTTTGTTTTCTGAAGTGAAGCGGTGGATTAACGCCCTGCCTGAGTTCCTAAAAGAGAACATCGAAGTATTCTCCGATCGCATCGTGCACAAGCACGCGCCCGAAGCGAGCTTCATGTCGGCGCGTACTTCCTCTGCCGAGCGGCCAGAAGCCCTAGCAGGCGTTCACTCTGAAAACGTATTGATTATCTGCGATGAGGCCAGCGCCATTCCCGAACCGGTGTTCGAGTCGGCTGCGGGTTCGATGTCGGGCCATAGCGCAACGACGGTGCTAATCGGCAACCCGACCCGCAATAGCGGATTGTTCTTTAAGACCCATCACCAGCTCAAGTCGGATTGGTACACGATGCATGTGTCGTGCTACGACAACCCGCTCGTATCCGAGGACTTCATCAATCAGATCAAAGCCACCTACGGTGAAAACAGCAACGCCTTCCGCGTCCGCGTGCTTGGCGAGTTCTCCCTGCGCGAAGACGACGTGCTGATTGCAGCCGAGTTGGTGGATGGCGCAATGGATCGGGACATCGTGCTCGACCGCATGGAGCCTATTATTTACGGGATAGACGTGGCACGGTTCGGTGACGACCGCACCTGCATCGTGAAACGGCAGGGGCAGATCGTCACCGAGATCAAAAGTTGGACCGGCGCTGATTTGATGGAAACGGTCGGAAGGATCGTGCATGAAGCCGAAACTGACAAGCCTAGTGAGATTTGCGTGGATTCTATCGGATTGGGGTCTGGCGTTGCTGACCGTCTACGCGAGCTTGGACATAACGTGCGCGATGTTAATGTTTCCGAATCAGCGGCGATGAATCCACAGGCCGCACGCCTCCGTGACGAATTGTGGCTCGCCGTGCGGGATTGGCTCAATCAGCGCAGTTGCAAAATACCCAAGATGGACGAATTACGGCAAGAGCTATGCGCTCCCACCTATACGTTTACATCTAACGGAAAAGTCAAAGTCGAAGGCAAATCCGATATGAAACGCCGGGGGATGCGCTCCCCGGACATCGCCGATGCGTTGTGCCTTACTTTCGCCAGCGGAGCTGCGATGGTGGGGGGCCGTGCATCCAAATGGGTATCTGGCAAATCGCTTAAGAGGTCTATCGCGGGCGTTGTGTAAGGCACGCAAGTCAGGTATATTGCGTGCAAATTTCCAAACAAAGGTATTCGTAATGGCAAACAAGTTTGCAGGATTGCACGACCAGATTGCATCGGCTGAAAGCCGGATGAGCCTGACCCCGCAGGGTTCGGGCGGTTACGATCATGACGCTGCAACGCTCGCGCCAAAGAAGGCTTCCCTAAAGCCACAGACCCCTGCGCAGCACGCGGCGGTTACGAAAGCCGGTCGTACATCCGCGCAGAAGCGCAAGATCGCGGCGGGGTTGCCGCTCATTGGTTCCAAACCCGTAGTCGGGCTCTAAGAAAGGTAACGAGTATGTTCAAAACTAAAACCAAAATGCCTAAGAACCTTCACGGTGCGATGGATAAGAAGGGTGCTCCTGATCCCGCCAATTTTGGCAAAAAGGAAAGTTCGCCAAAACCTAAATCCGTTGTGAACAAGGGTGCGGCGAAGCCAACTCAGTTCATGAAGGCTGCCAAGAAAGGCATGTGAAATGGCTAAAATGACAATGAAGAAGTGGGAAGGCAGCAAAGCCGACCGCAAGACTGATAAGGCTAAGGGTTACAAGGAAGGCAGCAAAGCCGACATGAAAGCCGATAAAGCCGCCGTCAAAAAAGCCAATAAGAAGAAATAATATGCCTTTGACCAAAAAAGGTACAAAGATTCAATCGGCGATGAAAAAAGAATACGGTGCCAAGAAAGGCGAGTCCGTGTTCTACGCCAGTATTAACGCCGGAAAAATTAAAGGTGCCGAAGGCACCAAGGCCAAAACAACACGGAAGAAATAATGGCAAGCAACTACGCAGGCATGTCGCAGTCGTCTCAGGACGCGCTGCTGGGCAAGGATTATACTGCGGAACCTACGCAGTTTAATAACGAGCCTGATCCAAAAGAGGAAATGTCTGAATCGCAGTTTTCTGCGAGCGTAAAGTCGTCAATTGACGACGCTGTTGATTACATCGATGGGTTTGTCGCGCCAGCCCGTGCGCAAGCTACCCAATACTATCGTGGTGACTTATTTGGCAACGAGGAAGAAGGCCGTAGCCAAATTGTCATGACGGAAGTGCGGGACGTCGTGCAGGCGATGATCCCGTCTTTGCTGCGCATCTTCACGGCGTCCGAACAAGTTGTCGAGTACGCACCGCGTAATGACCAAACGATTGAATTGGCCGAGCAGGCCACGGATTACGTCAATTTTATTTTTTACAACGACAATCCGGGCTTCAGCATCCTGCACGGTGCGTTTAAGGATGCGCTGGTACGTAAGACTGGCATTATCAAATGGCGTTGGTCGGAAGATACCGAAATCAGCGAAGCCGAATATACGGGATTGGATCAGGCCAGTGTTTCGCTGCTAATGCAGGACGAAAGCTGCGAACTCGTCAAGATGAAAGAAGTCGTCCATCAGACGGCAGTGATTGGCCCCGACGGCCAACAGATCGCCCCGCCTGAAGTCAAGTACGACATAACGATTCGCCGCAAGATACCGCGCAACAAGGTCGTTATTGAGTCGGTTCCACCGGAAGAGTTTCTAATCGCCCGCGAAGCCCGTGACCTTGACACCGCTGCCTATGTCGGCCATCGGTCGTTAAAGACTATGAGCGAACTCATAGCGATGGGCTACGACCGCGAAGAAGTAGAAAAGTACGCTGGTCAAGGCGATGTTTTTTCAATCAATTACGAAGCGCAGACCCGCAACCCTGCAATCATGTCCTTTATGATGCACGCGGATAATCCCGATCCGTCGATGCGTCGTATCCTTTATGTCGAGTCTTATGTCCGCATTGACAAGGACGGCGACGGCATCGCCGAACTGCGCAAAGTGTGCTCGCTGGGCAATGCCCACCATATTCTGCACGACGAGATCGCGACCGACGTACCGTTTGCGTTTTTCTGCCCCGATCCAGAACCGCACATGATTATCGGTCAATCCATCGCCGACCAAACCAGTGATTTGCAGCGCATCAAGTCTTCCATCGTGCGCAATACAATGGATTCGCTCGCCCAGACCATTCACCCTCGCACTGTCGTGGTCGAGGGGCAGGTCAATATGGACGACGTGATGAACAACGAAACGGGAGCAATCATTCGCGCCCGTGCCCCCGGAATGGTGCAACCGCTTGCGGAACCTTTCGTCGGGCAAAATGCGATGCCACTTATCGCGTACATGGATGACGTCCGCGCCCAGCGCACTGGCATCAGCGCCGCATCGCAAGGACTCAACCCCGACGTGCTTCAAAGCACCACGGCATCGGCGGTGAACGCCACGGTGCAGGGTGCGCAGGAACGTATTGAGCTGGTCGCTCGGTTGTTTGCTGAGAATGGCATGAAACGTTTATTCAAAGGGCTATTAAGGCTAATCATTCGCCACCAAGACAAACCGCGCATGGTGCGCCTGCGGGGCAAGTGGGTTCAGGTCGATCCAAAATATTGGGACGTCGACATGGACGTGCAGGTGAACGTGGCGCTCGGCCACGGCACCGACAACGACAAGATGCAGTTTTTGATGATGGTGGCGCAAAAGCAAGAACAGATCATGCAAACGCTTGGCCCATCAAATCCTCTGGTAGATGCCAGCCAGTACCGCAACACTCTGGCGCAGATTTGTACCCTTGCAGGGTTTAAGGACGCAAGCCGGTACTTTAAGCCAATCGATGAGCAAACCATTCAGCAAATGTTGCAACAGCAACAGCAGACCCCGCCACCACCTGATCCGAACATGATGCTTGTGCAGATTGAGGCCCAGAAGGCACAGGCTAAAGCGCAAAACGATGCAGCCAAGTTGCAAGCCGATGCGGTGGATTCAGCACGGCGTAATCAACTTGACCAGCAGAAAATGCACTTGGATGCGATGATACGTATGGCCGATATCGAAGCGAAATACGGCACGCAGGTCAATACTGCGCATATTGAAGGGTTGATTTCCCGCGACCAAGAATTAGCAAAAGCCCATATCGACGCCGAAACTCAGCGGCATGGGCATTTGGTACAAGCACTTAGTCAACCCATGAGCCAGCCAAATGCTTGAATCTGAACTTGTGCATCAGGCACAAGATTTTGCAAAATCCGACGCGGTTGCCGAACTTCTTAATCGGCTTGAACAGAAGTTCATTGAAGATTGGAGAGCAACCGTGCCGATAGGCACCGATACGCGGGAGCATTGCTACCGCATGGTGCTTGCCATCCACGCCTTGCGTGAAGAACTTAAAAACGTCGCGCAAAGCATAAAAGTAACCGAATGGAACCGACGCTTGCGCGGAACCCAAGTTTGAGGTAAAAATAAATGACCGATACGGCCACACCAGCCACCGGCATCGCGGGTGCAGCACAAACATTTGAGGCGTTGCTTGCCGGAGGAAACTCCGATCTCAACGCGCCTGAATATGCTGAGGCACCTAGTGAAGCCCCTGCCGAAAAAGCAGAGGCGTTTGAAGGCGAACCCGAAGGGGGTGAGACGGCACCTGTTTCCGAGGAAGCAGAGGTTGCCCCCGAAGATGACGCCGCCGCTGATGAAGAAGGTACTGAAACTGAACAGCCAGAAGTCCAGCTAGTCACCGTTACAATTAATGGCAAGACCGAGCAGATTCCACTGGAAGAAGCAGTCAAAGGCTACCAGAGGCAAGCGGATTATTCGCGGAAAACTGCGGCATTGTCCGAGGAGCGTAAAGGCTTTGAGGCAGAGCGGCAAGCAGTGACACAGGAACGTGCGCAGTACGCTCAACTGCTCACCGCGCTTCAGCAGCAGATACAGGCCACGCTGCCGCAGGAGCCGGATTGGCAGAAGCTCTACGATACCGATCCTTTGGAATATGTGCGGCAGAAGGACGTTTGGCGCGAACGACAGGACAAGCTGGCAGCAGCTCAGTTTGAGTCGCAGCGGTTGACGGCCATGCAGGCGCAGGAACAGCAGGCGGCTCTCGCCAAGTTGGTGCAGGACAACCGGCAAAAGCTGGTTGAAGCAGTACCAACATGGAAAGACCCGAAGAAGTGGGAATCTGATCGCCCGAAGTTGCTCGAATACGGCCAGAAGCTAGGCTTCACCGCCGAGGAACTCGGTCAGACCTACGACCACCGTGCAGTCGTCGCCTTATGGAAGGCGATGCAGTATGACGCCCTAAATGCTAATCGGCCACAACCGATTACGTCTAAGGGGCCGAAGACCGCTTCTGCCGGGTCTGCATCCAACGCACCAAAGCCCACATCCGACGTCGCCAAAGCGAAACAACGTCTCGCACGAAGTGGGAAAATCGGCGATGCCGCTTCCCTTTTTGAAGCTTTTTTGGATTAACGAAAGGTGACTAATTATGGCTATCGCAACTAATACCGTTACGCGGTACGACGGCTACCGTGCCGTTCGCGAAGACCTCGCAAACGTAATCTATAACATCTCGCCAGTTGACGTCCCGTTCATGTCGAACGTCGGTCGCGAGAACGTGAAGAATACCTACTTCGAATGGCAAACCGACAACCTCGCCGCTGCGAGCGCGTCGAATGCCCAGCTTGAAGGTAACGACTACAACGGCACGGCTACGGCTCGTACCCCTACGCAGCGCGTTGGTAACTACACGCAGATCAGCTCCAAGATCATCGAAACTTCGGGTACGCTCGAAGCCGTTGATAAAGCGGGTATGCGTTCTTACCTTGCCTACGAACTCGCCAAGGCGGCTTCGGAACTTAAGCGCGATATGGAATCGACGCTTACGGCTGGTCAGGTTTCCGTTGCTGGTAACAACACGACCGCTCGCGTCACTGCGGGTCTTGGTTCGTGGATCATCACCAACAGCTACTCCGGCGCGACCGGTACGGCTCCTGTAATGTCTTCCGGCGGAAGCAACCTCGACGGTACTCCTGCTACGGCGGCAGGTGCCGGTACGGCCCGTGCGTTTACTGAAAGCTTGCTTAAGACGGCTATTCAGGGCGTCTGGACGCAGGGTGGTGATCCGAAGGTTCTGATGGTCGGTCCTTTCAACAAGACCGTCGTGTCAGGCTTCACCGGCATCGCAACTCGCTTCCGCGACGTGCCTGCTGGTTCACAGGCTGAAATCATCGGTGCAGCAGACGTATACGTTTCCGATTTCGGAACCGTTAACGTTGTACCTAACCGCTTCCAGCCTGAAAACACCGCCTACATCCTTGATCCTGAGTACGCTTCGGTCGGCTATCTCCGCAACTTCCGCACGGAAGTCCTTGCGAAGACGGGCGATGCTGAAAAGCGCATGATTATCGTGGAATACGGCCTCAAGGTTCGTCAGCAGAAGTCACACGCCGCTGTGCGCGATCTGCTTACGTCGTAATTACTAACGGGGGCGGGCTTGCGGCTCGCCCCCAATTACTTGCAAGTAGCGCCCAATGAAAAAACTCTTAGATACAGACCCAAATACCGGCATCCGTCACGTTTTTCATTACGATGAACAAACTGATGAAGCGACAATTACCGCCGAGCAGGATGTCAACGAAGTCATTGAAGCCAATAAGGCGCACTACAACGATGCTCCGCAGCAATACGGGGAGTTTTCGCGAGTAGCTCAAATTCCAATGGTTATTTATTGGGATTTGAAAAAAAAAGGTATTTTAGACGACCAAGTTGCTTTGAAGCGTTGGTTGAATGACCCAGATAATCGGTTTTTTAGGACGAGACCCGGAGTAATCTAAGATGGCTATCACAAATTATACTACACTCCAGCAAGCGGTTTCGGACTGGTTGAACCGTGCTGACCTTGCTCAACAAATCCCAGATTTCATTACGCTTGCCGAATCTACATTGAATAAATCGCTTCGTTCGACGTTCATGGTACAAACCGCAGTATTGAGCGTTTCCGCAAGTTCGCAAAAAGTTGCAACTCCGACCGACATGCTTGAACCGATTTACTTGCAGGTCACAAGCACGACGTCCGCGCCGTTAGAACAAGTAACCCCACAACAGCTTATTACATTACGCCGTGCCCGTCTTCGCAACGCTGCGACCCCTGCGTTTTTCGCAGTTATGGGCCGGAATTTTGAATTTGCTCCGATTCCGAGTTCAACCACATCGGTCGATTGCACGTATTATCAAAAAATACCGGCACTTGCGTCGAACTCGACCAATTGGCTGCTAACCAACTTTCCTGATCTTTATCTTTATACGGCGCTTATGCACGCTGCGCCGTTTCTTAAAGACGATGCTCGCACGCAATTGTTCAATTCGATGCTTTCGCAGCAAATCTCGCAAGCCGTACAGCAGAACGACCTTGTATCGATGGACGGATTAAAAGTCGGTGGGTTCTCGCTTGATGAACCTGCTGACAACACTAATCCAACGTCGCAAGCCGTTCGCTCCCCTGTGTTCTCTAATGCAAAGTCGTAATACATGGCTATCACGACCTACAATGAACTTCAGCAGGCAGTCATTGACTGGGTAAATAACCCAGAGATTACTCAGTCAGTGACTACCTTTATCACGCTCGCAGAAGCGAAATTGAACCGCGAACTGCGTACGCGAGATATGCTTATCCGCGCTGAAGCGATTACCACAAATGAATTTGTGGTTGTTCCGAGTGATTTTCTTGAGAACTACTCGTTAGAACTGAATATGTCCAATATCGGGCCACAGCAGGCTTTAGCGTTTATCGGACCTCTTGAGGCAAAAGTTCTCAAAGCCAATAAGATCAATGGCCTCGCCCGTTACTATACAATGATCGACGGTGCATTTGAGATTCTTCCCGCACCTGCGACCAATACCGATATTATCCTGACTTATTACCAAAAAATCCCAGCACTTTCTGGGTCGCAAACGACGAATTGGCTGCTCACCAAGTCTCCTGATCTATATCTTTATTCCACCCTGCTTGAAGCGGCTCCGTATCTTAAAGATACCGTGAATATGCAGGTATGGATGGCCGCTCGTCAGCAAATAATAGACGCAGTGATGCTGGAAAGCGAACGGGCGATGCGTCCAAGTACGCAATTGGTAGCTCGTAAAAGAGGGTTTTCGTAATGCCGTTTACTTCTTACACCGACAGCGCATTGCTTGGTCATTTGCTTGGTTCGACCACGTATACCAAGCCTTCGACGTTATACGTCGCTTTGTTCGTTGGTGATCCGCTATCTGGCGGTACAGAAATTTCAACGACGGGCAGCGCATATTCGCGCAAAAGTGCGACGTTTACCGTTTCCAGCAATGTTGCGACGAATACAACTACCCTACAATGGTCCGCCGCAACAAGTGCATGGGGAACAATCACCCATTGCGCAATCTACGACGCGGCTACTTCAGGAAATCAACTTGTCACGGCTGCATTAGCATCTTCAAAAACCATCAATATCGGCGATGTTTTGCAAATTTCGTCGGGGCAACTGTCTGTAACTTTAACTTGATAAAGGTGATATAAAATGGCTGTTACATACGCAAGTACACTTAAAACTAACCGGATGCAGCTCGTTGCGGATTTGATCGCGACCAAGGTGGCCGCTGCCTCGACGGGTACGGCTACGGCGGGGTCGTTGGTCATTGGCACTTCGGCGCTTTCAGGCGCGACGGGCGTTTTGGCAACGATTACACTTTCGGCTACGCCGGGTACCGTTTCTGGTAACATCTTCACTCTTTCTGGCGTGCCTTTGTCAGCAACGGCGTCGGCTACCGGCACCGCTGCTTTGGCAGAGTTTCGTAATAACGCGGGCACGGTGATTGTTTCGGGTTTGACGGTTGCGACAAGCGGCGGCGATATCACCATCAACTCCACCGCTATTTCTTCTGGTCAGACCGTGCAGGTTACGGCGGGTACAATCACCCACGGGTAAACGCAGATAAACCTCTTCGGCGGTGCATTGCTTCAGCGTAAGGGGATTAGCTGATGGACTACCCAATGGCAGCAGCAGTTGTTGACACGATTACGAATGTAGTCGTGAACAAAATTGTTGCTGACGCCGCCACGGACATCGCGCCTGATGGAACGTATCTGGTCAACATTCCAGATGGCGTTATGTGCGATATTGGCTGGTTATGGGATGGTACGAATTTCGTAGACCCTAATGGTGTAGGGGTCGCGTAATGGCAACTAAAACCGTACTCCTTACCTCAGGTACGACTTGGACCGTACCCGCTGACCTTGATACAGCCACCAGCGTAACCGTTATCGCCATCGGCGGTGGCGGCGGTGGTTCACGGCCCAATACTCAAATTAATGGCGGCGGTGGTGGTGGCGGTGGCGGTTGGTCGTCGTCTTCGGTTAGTCTTTCTGGTATTTCAACCGCATATATTTCTATTGGCGCTGGCGGGACAGGCGCTACAACAAATGCTACTAACGGTACAACAGGCGGTCAGACGTGGTTTAATAAATCTGCGAACGCCGCTCCAACAGTATCTACTGATGGTGCTCTTGCTAAAGCAGGTACTTTCGCTGGTAGCGGTGGCGGTGGCGGAAGTGGTGGATCAACTACTGGCGCAATTGGTGTAACAACCGTTGCAGGTGGGGCGGGTGGTACAGGTGATGCTGCTAACAAGGCAGGTGGTGCTGGCGGTGGCTCTGCTGGTAGCAGTTTAGGCGTTGGCAGGGTTGGCGGCGCTTCTGGAGCCGCTGCCGGATCAGGTGGCGGTGGTGGCGGCGGCGTTGGTGGTGTAGGCACTGCATCGGCGGCGTCTACTGCGGGCGCGGGTGGTAACGGCGGTTTAAGTTATTCTGCGGCTGCGGGTGGCACTGGGGGAACATCTCCGGGCGGCGCAGGCAATGCTGGCGCAAATGGTGCAGGTGGCGGTGGCGGTGGTGGTTTAAATTCTGTTAGTACTGCTGGAATAGGCGGTGCGGGTGGCGCAGGTACTGAATACACCATAACCGCTGGAGGAACTGCTGGGTCTGGCGGCGGTGGCGGCGGTGGCGGCGGTAACAATAATAACAGTGGTATCGCAGGAGCCGGAACGTCTGCTGGTAACTATGGCGGCGGTGGCGGTGGCGGCGGTGCTTGCTTAGGAACATCCGGCAATGGTGGTAATGGCGCACAAGGTGCGGTTATCATTACTTATACCATTGCATCAATTTCAGCTTCGCTGGCTGCAACTGAAGCAGCTGACACGGCGGCTATAACCGCAGGTATTACTGCGTCGGCTTCGCTTGCCGCGACTGAAACGACCGATACGGCGTCAGTAACAGCACGTATACTTGCATCTGTTTCGCTTGCCGCAACCGAGGCGACAGACGTAGCCTCCGTAACGGTTAACGCCACCACGTCGGCTTCGCTTGCTGCGACAGAAACAAAAGATACGGCGGCAATAACAGCCGGTATCACTGCGTCGGCTTCGCTGGCTGCGACCGAGACGACCGATACGGCTTCAATAACCGCAGGTATCACTGCGTCGGCTTCGCTGGCTGCGACCGAGACGACCGATACGGCTTCAATAACCGCAGGTATCACCGCGTCGGCTTCGCTTGCTGCGACCGAGACGACCGATACGGCTTCAATAACCGCAGGTATCACCGCGTCGGCTTCGCTTGCTGCGACCGAGACGACCGATACGGCTTCAATAACCGCAGGTATCACTGCGTCGGCTTCGCTTGCTGCGACGGATACGCCAGATACGGCTTCAATAACCGCAGGTATCACCGCGTCGGCTTCGCTTGCCGCGACCGAGACGACCGATACGGCTTCAATTTCTGCGGCCATCGCACCAGCGTCAGCTTCGCTTGCCGCGACAGAAACGACTGATACGGCGGCGATAACAGTCAACGCAACCGGTAATATAGTTATTCAGGTTACTGCGACTGAGGCGACCGATACGGCGGCTATAACCGCGAGTATCGCCCCTGCGTCGGTTTCATTGGCTGCGACAGAAGCAAAAGATACGGCGGCGATAACAGCCGGTATCACTGCGTCGGTTTCGCTCGCAGCGACGGATACGAAAGATACCGCCTCCGTAACGGTTAGCGCCACCACATCGGCTTCGCTTGCCGCGACCGAGACGACCGATACGGCG